CGACCAGAGCGCGGAAGTCGACCTCTACAGCATGTCACTCACGGTCGGCGCGGGCGGCGTGCCGGTCTTCATGCCGGCGGGCGGCCTCTCGGGTGCGCCGTTCGCGACGCTCTTCGGCCGGCCGATCCTCCCGGTCGAGTACTGCGCGACGCTCGGCACGACGGGTGACATCGTGCTGTTCGATCCGTCGCAGTACCTGCTCATCGACAAGGGCGGCGTGGACCAGGCGGTCTCGCTGCATGTCGCGTTCCTCACAGACGAGGCGGTGTACCGCTTCCTCTACCGCGTGGACGGGCAGCCGACGTGGTCCGCCGCGCTTACCCCGAAGAGCGGCGGGAGCTCGCTCTCGTGCTGCGTCAAGCTGACCACGTAGGAGGACGTCCATGCGACTGAGTGAAACGCACACGATCGTTCCGTTCCTGGAGCCGAAGGATCTCGCGGCTGGCGCCTACGTGAGTGAGGCGGTCAATGTCGGGCAGTTCCAGAGCTTCGCGATCCTGATCACCTTCGGCGCGATCACGGGCAACAGCGTGCTGACGGTGAACGCCGACGCGACGGCGGCGCTGGCGACGGCGCTCACAACGCCGATTGCGTTCAACTATCGCCTGAGTGCGGCCGACTTCAAGGTGGCCACGGCGGACCAGTACGGCGATGTCACGGCGGTTCTCGCGACGGGCCTGACGCTCACGGCGGCGACCTTTGACCATCGGGCCGTGCTGATCGAGTTCGACACGGTCAACCTGGCCGCGCCGTGGGTGACGATCAACCTGTCGGCGGTGGCGAACCCCTGCCTGGTCGGGGCGTTCCTGATCGGCGAGTCGCGGTATCCGGGCCATCTGCCGCCGACGGTGGTGTAACCGATGCGGTTGCGCACGACGGCCGGTCCGTATGCCGGCCAGATCCGGGACTACACGTTCAGGGCGGCGCAAGCCGCCCTGGCGAACGGCATGGCAGAACCCGTGGAGGACGGGGCCGCTCAGGAGCAGACTCGGCCCCCGTCCAGGACGTCCGCGTCCGTGCCCCTGTCGGACGGGGGCAGCGGGGCGTCGATGTCCGTGAGCTCCGACCGTCCGTCCGGGCGGCGGGGCCGGAAGGAGTAGACGATGGCCGCGACAGGACATCTCAAGATCGACCGGACGCTCGTGGCGTCCGACAACGCGCTCGTGCTGAAGAGCGCGACTGCGCCGCTATCCGGGACGTCCGGGACCGGCGCGGGCGTGTGGGCGGCGCCGGGCGTGCTGCTGCGCTGCACCGGCAACAAGGTCACCTACATCAACGAGGGCACACTCGCGTCCCCGTACTGGACGCCGGTCAGCTTCGACCAGGCGGGTCTGCTGGCGTGGGCGACGGACTTCCGGGATGGACTCGGCAAGGCGCACGCGGACACGGCGGGCACGGCGACGCTGGTCGGCAGCGGGATCCGGGTGCACGGACAGGGGATCGCGGAGACCGACTCCGGGCTCGTGGTGACGATCGGGGAAGGCGGGCCGGTCGCCGCACTGACCACAACGGACGAAGCGGCGCACCTGGCCGCGCTCAGCGTCGGCGGCACTACACCGCCGTTCCAGCCGGACACGCATGGGCCGCTCGTGATCGACGCGACGGTCACGATGGACACGGCGATCACGCTGCGGAGCCTGTTCATTGGGTTCCTTGGGTCGATCGCGGATGCGCTCGATCCGCCGGTCACAGGCAACGCCACCACGCTCACGCTGGTGCAGGACGATCTGGCGGGCCTCGTGTTCGACGCGGGCCTGACGGACGCGGATGGCCTGTTCGCGCCGCACAACAAGAGCGACGAAGCGGCGACGATTCTCACGACCGCGACGGGTGTGGATTGCAGCACCGCGTTCCCGGCGGCGGCCACGTACCAGCGCCTGCGCGTGGAGATGTCCGCAGCGGGCGTGATGACGTGCTTCGCGGACAAGGTGCAGATCACGTCCATCGCGGCGGCGCTTGATGTCGACGAGGAGGTCGCGCCCTGCTTGCTGGCGCGATCGACCTCGGCGGCGGTCAAGACGATGAACATCACGCGGTTCGCCACCTGGGGCTCGCGCGCGTAGTGGATAGCACGGAGGGGGCGTCGGAATAACGGCGCCCCCATCTCTGGCTTGTAGACGGGCGTGATTTCGATCGGCGGCAGTTTGGCGGTGCGGCGATTCGGCGACGACGGGAAGGATGGTGCCACGTGCTCACGCTCGTGACCGCTCCGGTTTCGGAACCGCTCACGCTCGCAGAAGTCAAGGACCAGTGTCTCATCAGCACTGATGTCACCGACCAGGACGCGCATCTCCAGACGATCCTGATCCCGGCCGCGCGCGATCGGGCTGAACTCGCCACGTTGCGCGCGCTCATCACGCAGACCTGGGATCTCGTCCTGGATGCCTTTCCGGACGAAGACTACATCGAGATTCCGAAGCCGCCGCTCATCAGTGTGACCTCGGTCACGTATCGCGGCACGAACGGCACGCTCCAGCCCCCCTGGGCCGCGACGAATTACGTCGTCGAGGCTCCGGCTGGCCCGCGATGTGCCCGAGGTCGCGTCTCGCTCGCGCGCGGCATTTCCTGGCCCTCCACCTACGGCCAGGCGGGTGACGTCACGGTCCGCTTCATCTGTGGGTACGGCGCGGCCTCTGCCGTGCCGCCGCTGCTCATGGCCGCGATGCTGATGGACGTCGCGACGCTCTACGAACACCGCGAGACCCTCGTCACTGGCACCATCGTGGCGCAACTTCCAGGGACGGCGCGCGAGATCTACCGCTCGTTTGTCTCCCACGCGACTCAGCGGCTGCGAGGGTGACGCATGGCGATGCTGTCGGGCGTGCCGATCGGGCAGATGCGAGAACGGGTGATGCCGCAGACGCCGACCCGCACGCCGGACGGCGCGGGGGGCTACACGGAGACCTGGGCCGACCTGGCGACCGCCAAGATTGCGGCCTGTATCCGGCCGGCGCCGGCCGCAGTCATAGAACGGATCGCCGGCGGGGCGGTGCGGGCCGTGCTCAGCTATCTGGTCGAGGTGCGGACGCTCTCGACACTGACCTTGCAGTGTCGGCTTGTCTGGGGCACCAAGCACCTCGCGATCCGCGGCATGCAGGAAGACCGGAAGCGCCAGCGCCTGGTGCTGGCCTGTGAGGAAGTGACATGAAGCCGGTTGTGGCGACGACGTGCGCGATTTGCCATCGGGCGATCTACGTGACCGATGTTGACGAGCAGGGCCGCTGTGCGGATTGCGCGCCGCCGACGCCGGCAGGGCCTGTCCTTCCAGTGCGTCCGTCGGGTCCGTTGAAAGCGAACGGGAAGGACGATGGCTGATCGCATCACGCTGCAGATCACCGGGATGCGCGAGTTCGAGCTGGCGCTCGATCACTGGGGCGATTACTTGGTCGAGCAGGCGCAGGCAGAGCTCTCGAACGTCGTGGACGAGCTCTTGGCCGATCTGCGGCGTGACATCGCTGAAGGACAGGGTACGACGCGCAAGTCGATCAAAGCCTCACTCTCGGCGATGGGGCTGCTCGCGACGATCCGAGTCAAGGGCATCGCGCACCTGCTCGAGTGGGGATCGAAGGTCCGCCGGTTCAGGACGCCGCATATAGCGCCGGTGGCGCCCGGCGTCTACCGCTGGGTGACGCATGCGGGCGCGATGCAGCCGCGCCCGTTTTTCGTGAAGAACGTCATCGAGGCGCGCAAGCGGTTCTTCTTCCGCATGAAGCACCTGCTTGCGACGCCGATCCCGGAGATCGGGTCGGGCAACGTGGAGGTCCGAGAGACGTGAACGCGATTGACGTCGCGCTGGTGACGAAGCTCGGCGACGCCACGCTCGCGGCGTTGGCGCCGGGCGGCATCTGGCTGACGCAGGCCCCGCCCGCGATGAACGCGACGCACATCGTTTACACGTTGGCGACGGGCGACAACGAGCAGCAATTCGGCGGCATCGCGTGGAAGGAACGCTACTACACGATCGAGGCGATTGCGACCACGAAAGCGGCGGCTGATGCTGCGGCCGCGCGCATCGACGCGCTGCTTGACGGTGGGACGCTCACGATCACGGGCCAGATCTGTATGAAGGTTGAGGCGCAGGGCGATGAGATCAAGGACGTCGAGGACCTGAACGGGGACACGCGCTACTACCACAGTGGCGATACCTACCTGGTGATGGCATGCGCCTGAATGTGGGCTGTGGCGCCTACCCGCTCCCGGGCGGGTGGACGAACCTGGACGCCGATCCGGCGCTGCCGGCCGACGTGCATGCCGTCGTACCGCCGCTGCCGTTTGAGGATGGGACCGCGAGCGAGATCTACATGGGGCACCTGCTTGAGCACCTGACGCCGACTGAGGGACACGCGCTTCTGCGTGACTGTCTCCGCGTGCTCGAGCCAGGCGGGAAGCTCGGCGTGGTGGTCCCCGACACGCGGGTCATCCTCGAACGCTATCTCGTGCGGTCCCCGCAAACGATCGAAGTCCCCCCCGGCCAGCATTGGCGGGTTGCGGATCTCGATCACATCTGCGCGGTGTTCCTCTATTCGACGATCCAGCCCTCGCGGCATCAGTGGTCGTACGACATGGACACGCTGGCGCGGGCGTTGCTCGCGGCGGGCTTCGAGCGGCTGACGCCG